TCCACGATGTTGATTTAGATGTAGATAATCCAATAGTAAAAGATTTTATACCTCACTATATAAAAAATTGTAGTGCCATATTTGGTAGAGCAGGAAATTTATCTAGTCATTATTTATGGACAAACGAAAATAATATACCTTTCAAACAATTTAGACTACCTGATGAATTTGAAAAAGATTATAAAAATTATCCACATGGTGCTATGCTATGTGAATTAAGAGCGGAGAAAGAAAGATATACAATAGTTCCTGGATCTTTACACAGTAAATCAAAAACAAATGTTGAATGGGAAACGTATCAAGGGATACAACCTTATAAGGGAAATTTACTATCAGACGTAGGTAAGATTGCGTTAGCTTCTGCCTTAGTTGTAATATATCCTACTGAAGGTGGTAGAGATGAATACTGCACAGCCATAGCTGGAATTTTATGTAAACATAGTGATTGGGCAGATAATGAAATTGATGATTTTATATACAGAATATGTGAAGCAGCTAATGACAGTGAAAGGGAAAAAAGAAAATCAAAAGGGACTTCATCTAGAAAAACTGATAGAAAATTTGGTATTAACAAAATACATGAGATAACAGGGTACTCTCATGCTAATATTCAAAAACTATTTAATTGGATAGGATTGTTTCAATCTATAACTACACAGATTTCAAATGATATGATCGAGAAGATTGTAGAGTTTGGTGCAAATAGATATTACATACATTTAAACGTTCCAGAGCAAGATAAGATTGTTAAAAGAGTTATAACTGTTCACGGTGAAGATTTAATGAATCAAAAAATATTTTACGACAAAGCCATGCATCAAGCCAAAGCATGGATACCTAGACAAAAATCAAAAGAGTATGAGGATATGATGGCTGCTAAATTTAGCGCAAGAGAATATTCAAAAGATTTTGTTGAAGAAGCAAACGAAGAGTTTAAATTTAAAAGAATGTTTTCAGATTATTTGTCAGTAAGAGGTGTCTTTACAGACAAAGAACAATTAGCAATATATGGTCAGCCATATTACGATCAAAAAAATAATAAGATAGAATTTAAATTAGATGGTTTTGAAAGAGAGCTAGCTAAACAAAAAATAAATATGGATAGAGTTGATTTAGTTATGAAGTGCATTAATGTTCTAAAAGCGCAGAAAAAACATGGAAAGTATTTAAATAAATCTTGTGTATCTTGGGTAATACAAGGAGATAAAGTTGAAGATAATAAAATAATTTGGGATGGAGAATCAATAGATATAGATGATGGAGGAGAAAACGATGAATGATAAATATTTTAATTCTATTTTAATTAAAAAAAGCACATTTAAAGATGTTAGAAACATTGAAAAGTTGATTGATAAACAAGCAAGAAAACTGCCATGGTGGGTTTCAGGACCTCCAGGAACTGGTAAAACAAGAGGCTTTATAAAGGAAAAATATCAAAAATTGATAGAGCAAGGAGTGAATTGGGAAAGAATAGTTATTTTATCTCACACAGTAAACGCTGCAGGTGAAATACTTGATGCTATAAAAGAAATACCTATGATGAAAAACATACCAGATAATGCATTGGAGAATCAAATATGCACTATTCATTCTTATTTTAATGCTGAGGGTAAAAAAAGAAAAATGTATGACTTAAAACATCATAAAGAATTTTGTAAAAATAACAGAGCCATGAGACATTGGAGAAAAAAGAATCCAAAAACACCATGGGATAAACATCCTTTATACATTTTTTGTGCACGTATTCATGGTAGAAGACAAACGCCTAATGACCATTGGCGCGATGACCAAACATGGTATCGAGATAGGGGGTATGATTCTTTAAAAGTCTTAAATGATTTAAGAATAAAATACAACGAATATAGAGAAAAAGAAAAAGTATCCTCTTATGAAGACATGATAGATAATTTTATATACCACTCAAAAGCTCCAACAGATATAGATGTTTTAATAGTTGATGAAGCACAGGATTGTAATAAACCTCAAGTAGAGGCGTTACAAAAAGCTGCAACAAATGTTGATGAAGATAATTTTATATTTGTGGGTGACCGGGACCAGTCTATCTACGATTATTCGGGTGCTTACAATTCATTCTTTGTGATGTTGGAAAGAACTAGATCTTACGTATTTAAAAAAGACGAAGAACCTTTAGACAAGGGGCATAGGTGTGGAGAAACTATAAATAAAATATGTAAAAATATTATTAATCCTCAAAGAAAAAGATTAAAATTACCTGAAAAAGAATGGACAGCGGCAAAAGGTAGAATTGGTAAGCACTATTGGATACCAAGATTAGGAGAACATTGTAGGGACCAGGATGCTCTTTTAGATAAAATATTTAATACAAAAGAAAATTTTTTATTTACTTACAGAGGTAATCCAACAGATGGACATACAAAAGATTTTTTAGAGAGACACGGTATAGACTATAAAGTTGTGTCAGAAAATTACGACTTTATCAGTAGAAAAGTTTTAAGGTGTTTTGATTCTTGGGATAATTGGTATAAACATCGTGTTTCATTAAAACAGATAAAAGAATATTGGCCATACCTTCCGGGCAAAAGTTTTAAGGCTTATGGTAAAGGTAATGTAAAAGAAGCTTTTAAAAATGTTATAGATGGAGACTATAATATAAGACAATTATATGAAATGGGTTTAGTGACTGAGGAAGCTTTAGAATATAGACCTTTTAATTTAGCAGTAAAAAATTCAGACGACACTAAAAAAATACGAATGAATGTCGCTTACATTAAAAAAATATTAAAAAATTATGGCATAGAAGATAAACCTAGAGTCGAAATTGATAACATACATAAAATAAAAGGTCTAACTTATAATAATGTTGTTGTTAATTTATCTGTGTATCAAATTGAAAGAAATATAAATGAATCTGAAAGATTAGCATACACGGCTTATAGTAGAGGAGAAACAGATTGTTGGAGCATAGGATCTGAAATGTTTAATAAAAATGATAGACAAACAAGTTTAGGAGGAGTGCAACATGACAGAGGAAGAATTTTTTCTCTTTATTCATAGGATGGAGAGAGAAGTATGGGAAAATAATTTTCCAGAATATAAAAAGGAGGATAAAAATGACAGACAAAGATATATTTAAAGATTCATTTCCACAAGAAAGACAAGTTGGAGGATCACATTATAAATCATTTAACATACAGCCCTTTGAATTTATTTCAAAAAATGAATTATCGTTTTTTCAAGGATGTGTTGTGAAATACGTTTGCAGGTATAAAAATAAAAATGGTATACAAGACTTAGAAAAAATTATACACTATTGTGAGTTGGAAATAAAAAAAATGAAAGACAAGAAATAATGTGTAATACACCAGAAGATTTAGATCTTAACGGAATTAATACAGTTGCAATAGACATAGAAACATACGATCCTAATCTTAAAACAAAAGGATCTGGTGCAATACGTAACGATGGTTTTATTTGTGGTATTGCGGTTGCGACTAAAAATGAAACTGCATATTTTCCCCTACGTCACTCTGATACTGACACAGATTTAGAAAGAATAAATAAGATATGGAAGGTGTTAAATGATAAAATATTTCAAAATGAAAGCATTACAAAAGTATTTCACAATGCAATGTATGATGTTTGTTGGATAAGATCTGTAACTGGTAAAATGATTAAAGGTAGAATAGTTGACACCATGATAGCTGCATCTGTTATTGACGAAAATAGATTTAAATATTCATTAGATTCTTTATCTAAATATTATAAAATTGGATCTAAGTATCAATATAATTTACAACAGAAAACTTTAGAGTGGTCTGGTGGCACATTAAAAGATCCCATGAGTAATATGCATAAACTACCTTCATCTATTGTAAAAGAATATGCAAAACAAGATGTAAGTTTAACTTATAAATTATGGAATTTATTCGATAAAAAATTAGACGAAGTATTATACACAAATATAGATAATGAGCAAAAGACTTGTAGAAAAATATTCGAATTAGAAACAGAATTATTTTTATGTTTAGTTGACATGAAATTTAAAGGAGTTAGAATAGATGTCCTAAAATTAAAGACTCTTGGGGAAGAATTAAAAACAAGAAGAGACAATCTTTTACAAGAAATAAAGAAAGAAACTAACATAGATATAAAAATTTGGGCAGCCAGTTCTATAAAAGAATTATTAGAAAAAAGAAACATAACTGACTATAAAAAAACTCCTAAATCAGGAATGCCTAGTTTACCAAAAGATTATTTAAAAACACATAAAGATGAATTATTAAGAAAAGTTGCAGAGGCAAGAGAGTTAGACAAAGCAGCCAACACTTTCGTTGAGGGACTTTTAAGTTTTGTTTACAAAGGTAGAATACATGCTGATGTCAATCAAATAAGATCGGATACAGGTGGAACAGTGACAGGTAGATTTTCCATGAGTAATCCTAATTTGCAACAGATACCTGCTAAAGGTGAAATAGGTAAAAAATTAAGAGAAGTATTTTTACCTGAACCTGGACATAAATGGGGTAGCTTTGACTATTCACAACAAGAACCTCGTATTGTAGTTCACTACGCATTGGTTCATGAGTGTGAAGGCACTAAAGAATTAAAAGAACAATTTGATGATAACAATGCAGATTTTCATCAGATAGTCGCTGACATGGCTAAAATATCAAGGAAACAAGCAAAAACTATTAATTTAGGATTATTTTATGGCATGGGTAAAAATAAATTAAAATCCGAGTTAGGTTTAGAGCCCTTAGAAGCAGAAAAACTTTTTAAAGACTATCACAAAAAAGTTCCTTTTGTAAAAGAAATATCTGAAAAATTTATGAGTCACAGTGAAGAATATAAATTAATTTATACTTTGGAGGATAGATTTTGTAGATTTGACAGGTATGAAACTGTTGATAAAAAATGGATAAAAAATAAGTGGCTAGAATGGGATCCTGAAGCTACATACATAGATGAAAAAACTAAAGAAGAACGTAAGGGAAAATTTGTTGATGTAAAACTCTTAACAGAAGATGAAGCTAGAGCTGAGGCTGCTAGAAAATATAATGAAAAAATGGAAAAAAAATGGGAACAATTTGACAAAAAAGAACAAGACGATGAGTTTAAACAATATTATGTTCCTGCATTTACTTACAAAGCTTTGAATAGAATGGTTCAAGGATCTGCCGCAGATATGACAAAGAAGGCAATGGTGCTGCTACACAAAAAAGGTATAATACCACACATACAAATTCATGATGAACTTTGTGTATCTGTAAAAGATGACATGAGTGAGTCCATTAAAAATATAATGGAAAACGCTGTGCCTCTTAAGATAAAGAACAAAGTAGACTATGAATGTGGACCTAATTGGGGTACAATAAAGTGAGGATAAACTATGGCTTATTTAAATGCAAACATACCAGTAGAGTATGCACAAATTAGAAGGGAGTATTTATATGATCTTAAAAAACATAAAGGCGAAGTGGAAGACTGTATTATCTTTGGTGTCACCTGCATTACAGG